GATATTTTAACAATCGTTGTGAGCAAGAATGACGTGACCCATTCAGTAATTAACGTACCTTTGGACAAACCCCAAGACAATGAAGTATGAAATAACAGAAGCCCAGGAGCAGTCAATCAGCATCATTAAGGATGACCATGCTCTTGCTACTCCAATTGGTTTTAACGAGGTAGTGATTGACCACGGCATGAAGTGCCAGCTTAACTCTCAAGGCAACCTAGAAGCAACCCCTGTTGACCACACCTTCCACTTCGAGATTCAAGAAGACGAAAGCATATTGGTAACTGTTGAAGAGGTGTTTGACAAAGGATACAATATGTTTACAACCACGCATCAAATAGAAACAGACGGCACAATACATGACCTATGAGTAAATCAAACTACCCCCCAAAGGCGTGCAGTAGCATTAGAGAATACTACGAGCACTGCTACGAGCTGTCAGAGCTTGACAAGAACTACGAAATGATGCATTTTTACCAACAGTTAATTACCAAGACAAATGAGCAAGGACAAACGGCAAGTGGGCGGTGACCACTACAAAACAATGGAGATCCAGCCACTGGAATACATTGTCAAGAACGACATAGGCTACCTAGAAGGCAATGTCATAAAGTACGTCAGCCGATATCAGGCTAAGAACGGACTAGAAGACCTCAAGAAGGCAAAACATTATTTAAACATACTGATTGAACTTGAAGTAGAAAAACTAACGAAAGATGCTATACAAAACCTTGAAGAACTTGCTAACGAAACGGACTCAGATCAAGTCACCAACTGGCTCTATTCTAATTGCACCGACTGCCCCAAGGATTATGTCGACTGTTCATGTCCAGGAGACGACTGACTTCAACGACTGGTCGCAAACTCTGTACGCAGAACGCATGAAGTTACACAACCTAAAGCCAAGAACTTATGACAGAGGATCAAGCGACTGAACTGAAGTTCTTAGCAGCAAGAAACAAGCTAAAAGTTAGGCTTGAAATGATGGCTGACTTCGTGAGCAAGTCAACCCCTGAGAGCATTGGCAAGCAGAAGTATGAGAATCTTAGAGAGGTTGCTTCGCTAGGTCTGTTGCTGATCCTAGAGAACGACTGGCAATCAAGAACCATAAAGAACCTGAGAGAGGATCTTAATGCAGAAATGAGGAACAACAATGTGTTCTTAAAGAAGATGCTCGATGGCGATACCTAAGCACTGGCCTAACCCTCCCCGTTGGAACAAAGACTATCCGTGTCCTGCTTCAGTTACGCTTTACCTGTCTGCCCTCGCTTGTAGGCGATACAACAAGTCGTTTGTCATGCCGGAAGAACCTGACTGGAAAAAAATATGGAACGACTATAGGATTTTAAACAAAAACGATTAAATTTGCAAAATGAAAGACGATGAAATAAAAAGATTCAAGGCATTAGCCGAGAAGTACGACCTTCAGGCAACCGACTTCTGGAAGTCACCCCAAGGGTTTGTAATAATCTCCAGGCGAGGTATTGAGAAGATACAGAATGGCCTGAACGCTGTTGTTTACTTTGACACAGTGCCTGAGTTTAGCAGCCCCCAAGACAACAAGTTTGTAGTCAAGGCGATAGGCCATATAGAGCAAGAAGACAAGTCGCTAACGAAGATGACCCAAACCTTTGGAGAGTCATCACCCAAGAACACAAGAGGAGGTGCTCAAGCTTACCCAATCGCTATGGCGGAAAAAAGAGCACTCTCAAGATGTATCCTTAAAATGTCTGACCTCTACACTTTAAATGTGTTTGGAGAAGACGAGATCAATGAGTGATGAATATGATTGGGTAGAAGATCTACTCAACACACCGATAGAAGGTGTGCCGAACGTAACCTGGAGCACCCAAACGTGGCTGCTCGCATTATTAAGAACCTCAACAATAGACCAAGATGAAGAAAGAGTAATAGAAGACGATATTATTGAAGGCAAATTCACTCCTGAGTCGCTAGAAGAACTGATCATTCGACTCAAGATGAACCAACAACACTTCACTAATGTACCGAACCCCTCACAAAAGCAGATCAGATTATTTATCGAAAATTTATCAAAGAATGACAATCCCTAAAAGCGTGTCGCTATCGATCGACCTAAACAAAATCGATGACAAGTACATAACTCCTGGCAAAAACGGAGCAAGGTATCTAGACCTCAAGTTGGTCAACACCCCTGATAATGAGTACGGCAATGACTACTTCGTGAGTCAAGGCTTACCAAAGGCTGTTCGTGACGAGGTCAAAGCCAGTGGAGGTGAGTATCCAAGAACGCCAATCGTAGGAAACGCTAAGGCATGGCAGTGCATGGAAGGCAAGTCCAATGAAGGCAGTCAGGGTGCAAGCACCTCTGAGCCGAAAGCCGAGAGCCAATCAAACGACATGCCGTTCTGATGCCGAAGCCAGAAGCTAACCTAAACGCAAGAGCTTACGCCTACTTGTTGCTAAAGGACTTCCTTGAGGTCCTTGGCAACAGGGCGGAGTCTTGTCTCGATTTAGAGACAGATAAAGCTGACCTGCTGTGGAGTATCCTGGAAGACACGGTGTCTGACTTTGGAAACGACATCTGCGGAACCGAGTTGACCTTCTCAGAAGATGGATCAATGGACGTGCAGTCTGATGTCCTTTCCTTTTTAGAAGCAAAAGAAGAAGTGGTTCCTGAAGAGACGTTGAACCTCACCCTGTCTGTGATTTTTGAACGCCTATCTTTACTAGAGGGCAAAATAGAATCCATGAATGGAAAAAGTAATATCAAATATTGAAGCGATGACCGACGACACGAGGTTTCATTTAGTTGGAGAGGACAAGAAGATTCCTCAGAAAGCTATGCCTTCGTCGTTGGCAGCCGTCATAAACTGGGCAGCAAACGAGGCAAGAACGCCCGTGCTCATGCTAGGACAGGTTGTGCATCTATTCAATGGGAGATATTATGAGGCTGGAAAGATGTACGACATAATGGAAGCGGCCCTGAACAGGCTAAACCTTCCAATATCGTTTGCTATTGACCCGGATGTTTTAAGAGCCACGGAGAAGTCTCTGAGCGCCTGTATCGATCGGTACGGAGTGGACCTAGACATGAACCCAAGAGGCTTGAACTTCCGAGACGGGCGATTAATGATATCGCAAACGTCTCTTGAGTTTTTGGAGGGGCATGACCACAGGTCGGTATTTACATACTGCCTCCCCTTCAATTACCATGGAGACCGAGAGCGATCTATTGTTTGGAGTAAGTTCATAGAGCAAATCATCCCTAACGAGGAGATGAGGAGGTATGTGCTTTCTTCTTTCATTAACGCCATAGCAGGAGACCCTATGCACGCACAAAGGATGTTGCTGCTTATGGGTGTCGGAGCAAGCGGTAAATCTACACTTATTGACGCAGTGGTTGCGGCAATAGGGAAACAGAATGCGTGCCGGGTAGATGATTTAAGGAACCTAACCAAGGACGAGAGCCGATACAGGATCGACCTGGCTAACCACATCCTTTGCATCTGCGGTGACGCATCAGGAAACCTTGGCAACAAGGACGTGTTGAAACAGATCGTTTCTAAGGAGGAAATAAGCGGGCGTCGATTGTACAAAGAGGTTGAATACTTTGTGCCGAGGGCCTCGCTGATCGTTGCTTCTAACGAGATTGGTTTTACACACGCCCTTGGAGACTCAGGGATAAGCCGACGGATTGACATCATTCAGTTTAACAACCCCGTGGAGGAGAGGAACAGAGACCCTTTTATTGGGTTGAAGTTGGCCTCGCCCAACGAACAGCGAGAGATGGTGTTAGACATGGTGGCTTGTCTGATTGAAATGCAAAACAACCATGGTCGCATGGTCAGACCAGACGCTTTGGCTCAGGCCCTGGACGATCTTCGTTACGATGGAGACACCTTCCTTTCCTTCTTGGGGAGTGCAGGTGTTGAGATCATAAAGAAGAACCAGGAGGACGAGCATTCAAAATGGATTCATCAGTCAAACCTATTCGGTGCATACAACTACTTCTGTGGGCTGAATGGAAACAAATTGGGAACGATGCGAACCCTGAAGGGTAAGTGTAAGTCCCATGGCGTTTTCCAGGAGTCTGCTGGTAAGAGACAGCATAAGTTCCTGTTTAAGGTTTCTAACGAGAGGGATTTTAAACAAACGTTTAACCTGCTAAAATGAACATACTACAACAATTAAATAACACTAAGTTTTTAGACAATAATGAAATAGATTGGCTGACATCGGACATACTAGGAGAGTTCGATTGTTCGTCGGCTAGGCACTGTGGAGATCGCAGGTTGATTGCCTGGTTTTTGCGTAACGTAGCGTACTTGCCATACAAGAAAATATCAGATGCTCTGGGTTACTTTCGCGCTCCCCAAGCATATTTGGCGGACATGAAGTTTGCTAACTCTGCGGGGATGACGTTCTCGATATCGGGTGTTGACAAACACAAGGTAGACATGATGAGGAGCATTGCCGACAGTTACTACGACTGTGGCAAAAACCTTTATCTCGATCGAGTTTCGAACGAGTACCTAGAGGAGGCTCTTCTTTACGGCGCTTGCAAGGCTTGTGAAATCTATGACAGAAAATCTAATTACAATGCTGGGTTTGATTTGAAAAAATCACCTACAGACTCACAGCTTTTTAACCTAAAGGATTTAATACACATGTATGAAAACAACGAAAGCATAAATGATTTCCTTGACATATTTGAAATAACAAAGAATGAGTAAATATTCTGAACACTTGAACAGAATCCTTGAGCTGAGGAAAATGGGCCTTTCCAACACAGAGATTGCCATTAAGCTAAAGGACGAGGCTGAGTTGAGCCAATCGGAGGAGACCATACGCAAGCAGATAAGCCGTATGATTCCTAAAGATGAGGCTCACGAGAACATGGTTGGGTTTGCTGAGGCAAATGGAGTGCCTGCTGACAAGGTTAGTTCCTACTGGTTTAAAGGGGATCACTTCTCTTTGCATGTAAAGAACAATAAAACCGTGGACTGGACTGAGATCCGTGACTCGCTTATTGACGACATGAAATCCTACGCCCCGAAGTACGGAGGGTTTGACTACAAACAATACTCAGACGGGCATTGTCTTGTGATCGATCCAGCCGACATTCATATCGGAAAGCTTTCTATGGCTTTCGAAACAGGGGAGGACTATGACTCTAACATGGCAGTCGCTAGAGTGTTGCGTGGCGTTGAGGGGATCGTCGATAAATCTCATGGGTTTGACATTGATCAGATCGTTTTTATTGGAGGCAACGACATCCTGCACATAGACTCTCCGCGAAGGACCACCACCTCTGGCACCCCACAGGATACAGATGGTATGTGGTTTAGCAACTTCATGATGGCGAAGCAGCTTTACATAGATGTAATCGAGGCGCTGTTATCAATTGCCCCGGTTCACTTTGTTTACAACCCTTCCAACCACGACTACGTCCATGGGTTCTTCCTGTGTGACATCATTGCAACATGGTTCTCAGAGGAGCCGAACATGACGTTCGACACCAACCTGAATCATCGCAAATACTACAAGTACGGCAACAACCTCATCGGAAGCACACACGGCGATGGGGCGAAGCTAAACGACCTTCCCTTATTAATGGCTACAGAGGCACCTTTATACTGGTCTCAAACTGAACACAGGTACGTGTACACACACCACGTCCATCACAAAACCAGTAAAGATTATCCTGGAGTCACTATAGAGTCGTTAAGGTCGCCATCAGGGGCGGACAGTTGGCACCACAGAAACGGGTACCAACACGCACCGAAGGCGGTCGAGGGTTTTGTCCACCACCCTAAGCACGGTCAGGTTGCTAGGATAACACATCTCTTTTGATGCAGGTTATTTTATTGCTGGCCGACGTAGGTCTGTTTGTTTTGGGATACATGATTTTAAATAAACAAAAAGAAATCATGATCCTTGCCAACAGACGTGAGAGGACACGATCCAGGGTGCCTAGAAAGAAGCGTGACAAACGTTACGTGATCGTAAAAAAGACTCATAAGCGAGAGGTGGTTAGAGTTGTGCCGACCGCCACAGAGTTTATGAGAAGTCAATACCAAAGAGTAGCAAAACAATACAATGAAAAAAAATGAAACACCATGGGGAGAAGTAGGTTACCCCGTCTTTAAAAGAACCTATGCCCGTCCATTGGAAGGTGATTCTGGACCGACCGAGGAATGGGAAGACACAGTTGACCGCGTGGTCAAAGCTTGTGACGAACAGCTTAACGTTGGCTTCACTCAGTTTGAGGAGGGAGAGCTTAAGCGTATCATGATGGAGCTTAAAGGCACCGTCGCTGGTCGATTCCTTTGGCAGCTAGGCACAAAGACCGTCGATCGACTGGGGCTTCCGTCCTTGCAGAACTGCGCCTTTGTCGTGGTCGATGATCCTGTCCGTCCATTCACCTGGGCATTCGAGATGCTTATGCTTGGGTCGGGAGTGGGCTTTAACATCCAACGAGAGAATGTGTATCAACTACCTAAAGTAAAGAACCGGGTATCTGTCGAGCGCATAGACGCTAACGACGCAGACTTTATCGTGCCTGACAGCAGAGAAGGTTGGGTTGAGCTGCTTCGTCGTGTGCTTGAGGCTTCGTTTGTCACAGGAGAGGACTTCACCTATGCTACTCACCTCATCCGATCTAAAGGGTCTGCCATCAAAGGCTTTGGAGGCACCGCTTCTGGACCAGAGGATTTGGTTTGGGGAATGGGTGAGATCAACGCGATCCTGAATAATCGCTCAGGGCGCCGATTACGGCCTGTCGACTGTTTGGATGTGATGAACATCATCGGCAAGATTGTAGTGGCAGGAAACGTACGCAGAAGCGCCCAGATTGCACTTGGTGACTGCGACGACATCGAATACCTACAAGCAAAGCGATGGGACCTTGGAGGCATACCTAACTGGAGAGCAATGTCCAACAACTCCGTGATCTGTTCAGACATGGAGCTGTTGCCAGAGGAGTTTTGGGAAGGCTACAGAGGAAACGGCGAGCCTTATGGATTAATCAACCTTGACGCCTCACGCAAGATGGGACGTACGTTTGAGGTAGAGTATCCTGATCCAGACGTGCAGGGATTCAATCCTTGTGCGGAGCAGTCCCTTGCTAACTTTGAGACATGTTGTTTGGCTGAGATCTATTTGCCTAACATCGAGCACTACGAGGAGCTCAAAAAGGTTGCTCGTTATCTTTACAGGATTAACAAGCACAGCCTGTCGATCAAGTGTGCCATTAAAGAAACAGAGGACATCGTCCACAAAAACATGCGAATGGGAATCGGAGTGACTGGGTACCTCCAGGCCACCGAGGAACAGCGCGGTTGGTTGGACGAGTGCTACAACTACCTACGATCATATGACAAAGAATATTCTAGACTGGCGGGATTCCCAGCATCTATTAAGCTTACAACAGTCAAGCCTTCTGGAACGCTTAGTTTACTTGCTGGCGTTACACCAGGAGCTCACCCAGGATACAGTCAACACTACATTAGACGAGTCCGAATGGCGGTTGATAGCGATCTGGCACTTACCGCCAGGCAGCACGGGTACCCTGTGGAGTTCGTGTTGAACTTTGACGGCACGGAAGACAAGTCTACCGTGGTTGTTAGCTTTCCATGTAAGTTCCCAGAGCACACTAAGTTTGCAGAGGACATGACAGCGATCGATCAGCTAGAGGTTATTAAACGACTCCAGGCCGAGTGGTCAGATAACGCGGTGTCAGTGACAATCTACTATCGCCTTGAGGAGCTAGACCAGATAAAGGAGTGGCTTTCGAAGAACTACAAAAACGTGAAGTCTGTTTCCTTCCTATTGCACAGCGACCATGGGTTTAAGCAAGCTCCGCTGGAGGAAATCGACGAAAAGACCTACCTGGAAATGTCAAGCACAGTGACTCCTATTAAGAGCATTGAGGAGCTTACTATCGATGAGGTAGAGATTGATGATTGTGAAACCGGAGCATGCCCAGTACGATGACTGACGCATACGCCAAAGCCATGATTATGGAACGCCTTGCCGACGAGGAAGCCTTGCTTGCTGACGGGTTTGACCGCGCTCTAATCGGTCACACACAGGGGATGAATGTTGTCGCTGTCTATGACTACGACGTATGCATTGACATCCTTGTGAAGAGTGACGACATGTCTATTGAGGACGCTGTAGAGCACATGTCCTTCAATGTAGTGGGTGCTTATGTAGGGGAGAAAACTCCCTTGTTTGTGTCGCTTACCGGGTGGTTATGAAGAACATAGCTAATTGCTGGGTGTGCCAGCTCTACTATATTGGTTAGGTGATGGGGCGAAAGGGGGGAGTTTTTCTTGATTGTCTCCCCCCCTTCTTTTTCAACCAACCACGGTCTATCTTCGTGTTTTTTCGATCGTTCTTCCTGCGAAGTATGCACCAAATACGGTGAGCATAAGGATCTCCAATAAAGACACGTAGCTTTCTCTCGGTATAAACGTTTCGTCCATTCCGTCCCACACCATTACGATCATAAAGAACAACATCAGGGCGATCATAATCGCTGGCCTGATAACCTTGGCTAACTTGACGTCGCTCGACATGTCAGCCTCCCACCTTCGGGATACGTTGTTTTGAAACTCAACTTCTGCCTTTACAGCAGCAGCAGCCTCGGCTTGATTTAAGCCCTTCTCTTTCTCTAAAAGGTTCTTGACTATACCTAGACCTCCTTGGTCTGGTAAAAGATCTCCAACAAGGCTTAAAACGCCTGGAGCCTTTTCTTTTAACCACGCTCCTAGCTTTGTTTGTTTAATCCTTTCCATCTATCCATTCTTTTACGTTAAACGAAGGACAAGCCTTGGTGACTCCTGGGAGGTCTCTGTGACCAACGACCTGTACCTTCTCTATGTCATAGGTTAACATAAGGTTTTGAACGGTACACCAAAGTTCAGCTTCTTGCTCCCTGGTCATATTGTTTTCTGGGCTCATGTCTTTATCAACACCTCCAACCCAGCACACACCTATTGATGTCTTGTTATGCCCTCTGGCGTGAGCGCCTTGCATCTCCAGTGGTCTTCCAAGCTCTACCTCTCCGTCCCTTCTTACTACAAAGTGATACCCGATGTCTCTCCACTTACGATCGTTGACATGCCACGATCTAATCTCTTTGGCTCCAATGTCCATGGTTGGCGGTGTTGCCGAACAGTGTATCACGATCTTGTCGAGCGTCCTCATATACCTTTTTTTGCTAGGAGTATTTTAATCTCCTGAATAGCCTCCATGAGATCGTCTAGCTTCTTGTCTGTGACTCCTTCCTTTTTTTCCAAGCTAATGATTCTTGACTTAAGTATTGTCACATCATTGTTTATTTTTATCCATGCGCTTACCCCACCGCCCAAAAGGACGATGAACTCCACTACCATTCCTATCGCTGTGCTTTCCATTTTCACTATAATTTGCCGTATTCTCCAACTGGAATGTCGATTATAACGTGAGTTCCATCAGGCTGCAAATATTCCATCTGTCTTGGTTCCATGACCTCCCAGGTTTGATAGGTGGCGTAGTACACGCCATCCTCAAATTCACATTCTTGAATAGACTCTTGGTCGTACATGAATGCCATGTTAGGTACGCGACTGTCTACCCAGCCTTGGAAAAAATCCGTATTCTCGTCTACGGCTACTCTGTATGTGTTTTCTCTTACCATTATCCTGCTACTAAAGCTCCGTTTCTTTGTGCCGCTGTTGTCGTGCCTGTTCGAACCTGATACCAGTTTTTGTTTACCGTTTGTCCAAATACCTCTTTAAATTCTTCACTGTCTTCACCCCCAATCCAAAACGCACCGCTTTTTATGCCTATACCTAAATGCTCGCTTGTTGAGCCACTGTAGATGGCTGAGTCGTAATGTGTCCACCCTGAGCCTGCGCTGGTCAACTGATAACCACTGGCACTTAACTTTTTGTCCGTAGTGCTGTTGTCAGGCCGCATATACGAACTTGCCTCACCGTTAAATCTAAGATAGCCGTCAGAATCAATGTGACAACCACCGTGATAGCTGTGAGCGCAAATCTTAGCGCAAACGTAATTTGTTGAACTGTCGACAGCTAAAAGCGGTCCGTTTCGGTCTGATGTCGTTGTGATCTGTGGGCCTGCATAGCCGTTTGAATTATTGCCTGTAAAATAGACATCTCCACTGCTGTTTCTTAACCATGTACACCGATAGCCGCCTGTTACCTCCACGATATTTGTCAGATTGTTTTTCTCTCTAGTAAGTGTGGCAACAGTACCAGTAGTGCCTTGCCCTGTCATGTAATCGTACCCGTAGCCCGAGGAATATGCTTCTCCGCTGCTGTTAATAGCCCATGCATTGCGATAGCCGTGATGAATCTTAACCCAATCTCCTGCGGTATTTACAGTTGTCCAATTACTCAAACTGCTAGTGCTTCCGTCACCGCGCATTCTTGACCATCCACCACCTATAAACATAATGTTGCCACCTTTGATTGCCCCAAAAGACTCTTGACCTGCGGTAATATCTGTCCAGTCAGTATCAGTTCCGTATTGCCTCCACGTGCTGTCGTTCGTAAAATAGGAAGTGCTCGTATAGTTGTTTGTGTTTGACCAATACCACAAAGTTCCATCGCTTTTTATAGCGTGAAACTGTAAAACATTCTGACGGGCCACGACCTTTGTAAATGTGTTAGTAGACGCTGGCCCAATATTGAAAGATTTTGGGACGTTTGGATTTGCCCAAATTGAGGCACTGCCGTACATCTGCGTGCCTGTGTTGCTTACACTGTTAGGTGTAGTGCCTGATCCACCACCGCCCTGCGTAGTAAAAAACCCATCGACGTTGTCGATGTCTGCTGTAGGTACTCCTGAAATTTCTCCCATAATTAATCGATTTGAATCCAGTCATTACTTGGATTGAAGTAAACTAAAAAACCTCCTGAAACAGCTCCAACATAGTGACCTACTACGCGAGCGTATGAATCTGTAGCTGTTGGTGCAGATGCTATAAATGAACCTGACGTTCCAAGCCACAGCGGTCTTCCGTTTGTCGCTCCTGTTGGTACGGATTGGCTAATCTCAGCCACTCCGTTTATAATGCATTGGTCAGAAGTGCTAGTAACAACCCCTAAAAAGTCTTTGCTGTTTGCGTCCGTGTTGTCTGCTGTTTCGTCTTGCAGGATGCTAACGATCTTGCCTGCACTTTCAGTGATTCCGTTCGTGTTCTCAAATATCGTGTTCTTTGGCAGGTTAGTTCCTGACTCGTCATATGGGGCTATTACGTTCTGTAGGTAAGTCTTGTCTGAGGCTGACATCGAACCTGCTGCACTTGATGTAGCCGCTGATATACTAATGGCAGGTGTATTGCCTCCGCTGCTTACAATTGGCGCTGTACCTGTGACGGCTGTTAGGCTGCCCCCTCCTCCGCCAGATCCTGTTGAAGCAGCCGTTATCCTACCTTGTGCGTCAACAGTTATGTTTGTGTTTGTGTAGCTACCTGGCGTGACCGCTGTGTTAGCTAACTTGGCAGCGTCTACTGCGTCATCGGCAATTTTATCGTTGTTGACGGCTTCATCTTGGATTTTGCCTGTGCCAACCGCCAAGTCTGGCAGTACAAAAGTCTCAAATGCAAGATTTCCTGATCCATCTGTAGTCATGTACTGACCGTTTGAGCCATCGCTCGTGGGTAGAGTCAGTGTATAAGTAGCGCCTGCTGAGTGAGGAGGCGCTTGTATCGTGACTCCATGTGAGTTACTCTCGCAGTTCAGTACGATTGCAGCACTATTAGTGTCGCCCTTCACTTCTAAAACACCAGTTCCATTTGGAGCAAGTATAATATTAGCGTCTGTTGACGATGTGTTTATCTCCCTTGCCTGAACATCCAAGTTGCCACCGAGCTGTGGGCTTGTGTCATCAAGCACTGTAGCAATCTTAGCGGTATTGGCAGCAACAGCAGAATCTGAAGCAATGTCTGACGTTAAGGCTAAAGTGCCTGAAGAAGCAGGGACATTGTAAAGCGTGTTGCCTGAGTTAGTGCTTCGGAATTGAGCTTGTGCGCTGCTACTGCCTTCTATAGACAACTTTGCACCTTGCTTAATTATGAAGTTTGCTTCGTTAGCCGTTGTTGTGCCGTCTAAATGAACAGCTGTAAAAGCAGTGTTACCCGATGCATCTGTGGCAACAACAAACTCTAAATCACCAGGGCTGGTTTCAGTAATTTTCAACTCTGTTATGCCTGACTTCAAACGCGCTGTAGTCGAGGTCAATTCAACATTTGAGTCTGTGCCAAACTTTAACTCAGCCTTTGCATCAGTTAGATCTAATCTTCCATCGTCTGTGCTTGTCCCTGATCCATCACCTGTGATTGTCGTGCTTCCCGTTCCTGTTTTAAGCAGTTCCTTTAATTCCTGCAAGGTGTTTTCTGACGTAAATGTTCCAGCTGCGTTGGCAACTAAGACATCGCCTGTAGAAACACTACCTGGTGTTACGTCTGACAAATCATCTAACGCGCCTCCACCTGTTTGATCGACATACTCTAAGGATGTAGCCCCTGAGTTAACAGCCAATACCTGACCGCTGCTACCTAAAGAAGTAGGTACATCAGCAAGCACCCCTATAGCCTGTCCGCTGACGCTATTAGTGTCTTCGACATAACTGATAACGAAGTTTGACCCGCTTGGACGAGTTGAGGTGACCATTAGCTTGTCTGTTGCCTCTAAAGCAATAGGCGAAACCAACAAATCAGTGCTTGCGTTTGAGGCAAGTGTCTGATTTACGATTTGCATGACCGTGCTGCCTTTCTTAACACTTAAAGTTATTGTCGCTCCTTGTGCGTCATTGCAGATAATGCTCGACACAACAGTATTGCTTGCGCTTGCTGCAAACGCTTCTTGCGATGTGTTAGAGGCGGTAACCGTAAATTGCGCTATTTTGTATGCTGTAGCCATTATTTCTTGCTAATAAAGATTGGGAATAAATCGCCAAATAAAGAACTGTCACCGCCAGCGGAAAGCGTGTCCAAGTCAACCGATGTGGTAACATCAATAAGTCCTAGTTTAGCCGTGTGACCAGCCACTGTGGTTGTTAGTGTTTGGTTCTTCTGAAAAATGTGATTAACACCTCCCCCAGGAGTGAACCCTCCATTACCCGAACCAGGAGGTCCGTTAGGATCCCTTCCTGTGTCGGAGGCTTCGTCAACCGTTGTGATCTCAGCCTCTACAGAACACCTTAATGCTTCGACGCGTTGAGCATGATCCTTTACCTGCAAAGTTAAGGAATGGGGAAGAAAATACTCCACATTCCCTGATAGTTTCTTAGTGCTAAACTTTTTGTACGGACGACACACGTCTTGACCTACCGTGTCTGGGTTCCATCGTATGATCGTCCCTGAAACAGACTGCCGAGTCTTGTTCCTTATAGACAGGGCCCTAGAAGTAGCGTAATACCCCATAGCAACGTACATGTCTGAGTAGGACATGCTTGATCCGTCTGGGTGAAACTTAAGATTGTCTTCTCGGTTCAGCGGGCTTGAAGTGTCGCTTGGGTGTGAAGCTCGGTACCTACCAAAGGTTCTGTTGCCTGAGTTTTCAAATGTAGCTCCAAACTTGGTGGAATCTAAAGAGACTTGCTCAGAACCGTTTGAAGGCGCAGTAATAGAGCTGACGTACCTGGCGTCGTAGTTCTCTGTTCCGTCGCCCGTATAAACTTCTATCCCCGATAGCTGAAACGACCTAAGTATAGAGTCAGATTCTGAATAATTTGAACCAGTCAAAGAACCGCCTGGCAGGGAAGCGGTTACTAAAGGCCATGAGCTAGATGCAAAATTAGTTTCTTCTTGCGAAGAAGAGACGACGTCAACAGGGTCTCCATTGCTGTCTAACAAACCGTTCCAGTGATTGTAATGAGAAACTTCGTATAGCCTTAAGACAGGGCTTACTTGAATTTTTGATATAGAAGACGAAACACCCTCGCCTGTTGTAGGCATTTGAATTTCCTCATCAAACCTGTATATAAAATGACTTCTCGATTGGTCCGCCACCAACTCTGAATCGCCGTCCCCTTGCTTTAGTAGTGGAGGCGTGTAAAAAACATAAGAAAATTGTTGAGACTGAAGAAACTCCTCTGTAGTACCTGCGTTGTCGTCAGTAAGGACGGTTGGATCAGCTCCAATCATTACCTCAAGGAACGCTGTGCTATAGTTTGACGCAGTGTCTTTTATCCATTGATACTGCTCGTATGTTTTAGCTCTGTAGTTTTGAGACGTAGAAGGCACATCTATGTCATAAACAGCCCCCGTAGACGTGTAGCCCAAGGTCCTCACCCTCCTTCTTAGCCTAAACCAATTGCTTCCATCGTACACCTTTATGTCTAGACGGAGGACAGCCATGTTTCCTCTGTTGTCGTTTTCATAAGAACCTCCTCCAATTCCTGATCCAGAATTCCAGTAACTGGCGTCGCCTGAGAAATGAAGCCTAAAGGTGCCGTCATTTGATCCATTAGGAATGGATATCTCATCTATGATCCCGTTAGGAGGTAGGTTAGAATAGTAATTACTCGTTAAAATCGCATCAAGTTGAGTGTTTACGTTTATATCTTCTTTCCTGTAAAGAAAGGTCTCGAACGTAGGTCCGTCGTAGCCGATGCCAGTTCGGTACAATAAGTCGCTTCCAGCCCCCTCGTGTACTTGCGCTACAGACTCTACCGGGTAAACGCCTCTGCGCGTGGCTCCTTGAAGAAAGTCGGCCCCGATGTAGTCCAGGTCCACTCGCTGTAAGTCAGCGCCCTCAGAGGCTCCTGACGAGGTGAAAACCACCGAATGAGAGAACAGCCCATTGCTGTCTTTTGTCCAATTAAAGAAGCCAATATCGTCGTCGTCACCCCTTATGATTCGTTCTCTGTCAAACAGGTGAAACTTTCCGTCTGAAAAACAAAAAGTAGCTCCTAGCGAAGAGCACATGTCCGCCAGGATATCGTAAGTGGAAACGAAGTTTGTTCTTCGGTCTGTTCTTTTTCTATCAAATCCTTTCTTCCTTTCTTCAGAAGGTTTTGGGTTGGTGTAGAAAGAATCTGCCTTCAAAAAGTAGTGATCCAGAACCGCGTCGTCTGACGGAAAAGTTTGGTGTGTCGCGTTCACAGGACGAACCAATCTATGCTCTACAAACATAGGCTCAGACGTACCTATATGCGCGTCTAAAACAGCCCAATGGGGAAGTTTGTTTACGATCTCTTTTAGCCAATAAATTAACGCCCGCTCACTGGATTCGCTGCCTTGATTATAGTACAGCTCTGGTTCTGAACCAGTAGTGTCCTTAAAGTCAATGTTTTTGAGTGAGGATATCCCATCACTGGCAACGAAAGTGGTCAGGATTCTTCCGTCCCCAATCTCTTCTGTCGTTTCTTCAGGGTGTATTATTCCCGACCACTCTAGGGTTTCTTGCACCCCTGTAGATCGATAAAGACGAACGGACATAGCAAACTCTTCGTCGCTATAAACGCCTAAAGTCAAGTGTGTTCTTTGATACTCTGTCAGGTAAGCAGAGAACTTCATTGAAGAAGACATGATGGGTTGCAGTATGCTGTCTATACCCCCTTTCCAGTCTATCGTGAAGCCTGGGTTAGATATTTCCACGTCTGTGATTGGAGAAAAAGTGGTTGACGTCAAGGTCATGTTCCAGATCTCCATTCGATAAGACCATCCGTCTGGCGTCTTATATGTCGTATTTACTATTCTCCTAGCCATAGATTCTGTCTAATGCGGTTGCCCCTCGGCGGGATCCTAAAACTACATCAGAGCCGCTAAGAACACCCTCTACTCTTAGGTTACCTGCGCCTCCTGATTTAAGCCCACCCAGGTTCATTCCTGACGCTATAAATTGCCCCATTCCTTGACCCCCTAAAGCTTGTGTAGCAGCCGCACCTAAGCCTGACCCTGCAAACATGCCGCCACTAAGTATGTTAAGGACAATAAATGCTGCGATAAGAGCTAGAACCTTGACTAGAATTCTTTGTAACGCTTGTACAAGCCCTTGGCCTAAAGCTCTACCAAAAGTTTCTGTCCCTTCTATAGCCGACATAAGGGCGTTGTTTATTATGTTTGAAAAGGCGCTTCCAATGTTAAGAGCAAGGTCTTTTACGTTCTCCATCTTGTCTTCCCAAAGACTCATGGTGTCGTCAACGTCCTGTTGCATCATCGCAACAAAACCTTCATCGAGTTGGGTTGGAAACAGGAACTCTCCACCCGTGCTGTCTTCCAGTGCTTTTTTCCTTCCCTCTAAGGCTGCTGTAAGGGCCTTGTTTAACTCAATGGCTCTCAAGTCCTCTTTACCAGCCTCTCCCGTCGCCTGTTTTTGTTCGAGTGTTTTTTGAACTAACTTTGCTTGAATCTTCTCAAGCTCTGCTAGTGTGGTTTCAAGCCTTTTTGACTCATCTTCTATCGAGGCAATTTCTGGGTTTAGATCATTGAATGCTTTTTCAAGATTACCTGGCCAGGGATCTTTAGCTTCTTTTTTTACTTTAGGGAAAGTTATTCCTACTAACGCAAGCTTCGCCTCGAATTCTTTCAACTCAGCATTAGCAGCCTTTAATCCCTCTATGTCAAGCAACCCTGTGTTACTGTCTGATCTTGCTTGCTTTTTAAGTGTAGATATTTTATCTAAAGCCTCTTGCCTTTGCTGTAAAAGTATTGCTACGTTTGTGATCTCAGACGCCAAGTTTCCGTCTGCGTTTTGAGCAAAACTAGGTATGACAGGGCCAGTGAATTGACCTGATTCTTGCTCTGACTTTATATCTGCTGCAATTGTTTTTTGTAATTCTAAAAACTTCTTAAACTCATCATTAACGGCTTTCTGTTTGTCTTTAAGATCGCCTATTTTACTTACTAATCTGTCAATCTGCCTGTCATAACTTGATCCAAGTTGATTCCTTCTTAAGCCTGCTAGTTTTCTTTCTAGCTTTTCAATCTCAAACTGTAAACTAACAACACCCTCTAAGCTACCCCTTCCGACAAGGTCGCTCTTTGCCATGTCACGAAGCTCCTCATTAGATTCATAGGCTTTTCTCCTTAATTCCCCCATGCTCATGGAGGCCGCATCGGTGTTTTTCGTCAGAAGAACAATTGCAACAGCGGCAGCAGCAACACCCACAGCAACGCCACCTGTAAGAAGGGCTCCAAGAGCAAGTCCTGAAGACATTAATGCTCCAATAGCGGAAGTCAGAGCGCCAATAATTAACAAAAGAGGCCCAGCGACTGCAAGAAAAGCTCCTAACCCAACAATGATTGATTTTATAGGCTTTGGAAGCGCAGCAAACTTACGAAGCAACCGAGCTATGTTTTGATTAACGAGTTTTATTGATTCAGAAAACTCCGTTGTAAAAGAAATTGAAACTTCCTCTGCCGCCGACTTAACTCTTTTAAAAGACGCTGTAATAGAGTTGTCTAGTATGAGTGCAAACTCGTTAAGAAACCCCCCTGAGTCAGATATTGTCGCTTTTAACTCATCAAACTCGTCTCTAAGTCCTCCAAGTGCTGCGGCTGGACCAGCGCCTCGCAGTCCGAACTGCTTTAACTCCTCCGAGAACCCTGCTGTTGGGCTTAATAGTTGCTCAATGGCCTCTCCTGCACTGTATCCGTCCTTGGCGAGCTGTGCTAAAATACGTCTTAATGCAGTACCACCACGGCTTGCGTCAAACCCGCGATCAGCAAGCAAACCAAGGATGACGGATGTGTCCTCCAGGCTGAGGCCGTAGACAGCCGCCTCTGATCCAACATAGTTTAATGCATTTGCAAGGTTTGTCGCGTCCAGTGCTGTGTTTGCAGCAACAGAAGCAAACAGGTTGCCTACATAGGCCGCTTGCTCTGTCTGATCTCCGACCTCTTTTAAACTGTCAGCATACCTGTTCATGGTCTTAACCAGAAACTCACCGGATGTGGCAAGGTCCTGATCCATTGCTTGAGCAAACTGTAAGATCGTGCCTTGAATAGCAGAAATTTCACTGTCGCTTTTTCCAAGCTTGGCCAGGCTTAACTGTAGCTGACTGACCTGTTCTGCTGTAAAGATGGTGCTCGCTCCAAGCTGTCGTGCAGACTTGGTTAGCTTGTCAATATTTCCCTTTGGGTTAAGGGCTTGTATCTTTCGTTGAGCCAAATCAAAGCTCGCAGCAGTCTTGATGGCGGCGGCAGTAACCAGTAAAAGCGGGCCAGAGACAGCCGTGGTTAGGTCCCGGCCAACCCTAGTGGCTTGCTGGCCAAAGCTCTTGACCTTTCTCCCGGCGCGAGTCATGGCTTGCTCGAAGCCAGCCGTGTCCATTACTATACTCGCCTTTACTGTATACTGATCGCTTGCCATTAGAATGTTTTAAAGGTTTCGTAGAGTTCTTTAGCCTGTTGTTTAGTTGCCCCTTCCTTTACTTTCATCTGCTCATAAGGATTGAAGTCCTGGGGCTTATAGGACTTCCCTTTAGACGCGTTTACGTTCGCCAACAAACACATGGAGGCAGAAGTGTGATTCCATTGTAATTCGTCAGCCAAAAACAGGCCAGATATAACGGACGAAACCTCGGCCAAGGTCATGGTCCAGAAAGACTCAGGCGGAATCCCCCTCTTCAGGCATTCGTGATAGAACTTCTTGATAGAGGGAGGGTCGCTTGGGCCCTCGTCCGCTACTTCTTTCCCGACTCGTCGGATCCCATCGCTTCTGCAATGGATTCTGACACGGTCTCCAGTTGATCCGTGTCTAGTATCTCAGCGATAAAGAGTTCTTTATCTGCCTTGAACTTTTTTCCTGCGTACAGATTGCTGTTGACTACGCTGTAGTATGCAATCATAGGTACTGATGTTAGTGGGTCTGAAGAAACCCATTTGTCGAAGTCCTTAAGCTCAATCTTTTCGTTCTTTAAAAGAATCCTTAAGGTGTTCATTGTGAACAGGGCGTCGTGTTCCTTCTTCTTAAAGGTAACCTTAAACTCGCCTCGAAAGTTGTTTGATAAGTCCATGTGGTTGATTAAATAAAAAAGAGGGCGACACGACTTTCATGCCGCCCTATGAAAGACCTAATTATTAGGCAATCTCCTTGTACAAGTCTCCGTATCCACGGAAAGTTGCGCTGTATGTCGCGATATCGTCTACACCGCCAGTCAGTGACGCTGATTCGATAAGCGCCTGGCCTACGTAAGAAACAACACCAGCGTCGTTTCCAACTCCGTCATCTCCAATCTTTGTTGCAAAACGCACCAGTACGTACTTTGAGTCCTTTGCTAAATCCAAGATCGTAACAGGAGTGCCTGTATCTCCTGATCCGTTTGCGGTCAGATCAATAAGACCGTCTACTGAGAAGTTCCATGAGAACGCACCTGAAGCGATATAGTTGGTTGATCCACCCACACCGTTACGTGCTGCAACCTCGTTGATCGTGTTTGAAGCGTCCATTGTGGTCGTTGTCGCTGCGGCACATAAGTCTGTTGTTGCAATTGTAATTGGAGTTAGGTCTCCAGTTGCGGCGGTAGAGAACCCTAAAAACTCTTTAGAGGTCCCGTCAATGACAATTACCTTTCCATCACTAAGGCTAGTGCCTGTTTCGTTGATTGTGCCTTCGTGTATTTGTAGAGGAGAAATCGATCCCCCGTCGATGGCGTAAACGCCTAATTGATTTGATGCTACTGTAGCCATGATTGATTAATTTTAGAATTATGTTCTGTTGGTTTTTCTATGAATATCCTTTAGCATTTCTACAATGCCTTTGTTTGTGAGTCTAATTACTTCTTTGGTTCTGGCTGCAAACATTTTAGAGAAATGGATTCTTTTTCCTTTCTTTATCTGCCTTGCTGGACGAGCAAAAAAGTGAGCCCTCCATCCCGCTGACTTTCCCTTCACCTTGGGCGCCACCTTTCTTCCGTAAACATTTGACCTAGTGCCTTTGATCTTGCGATTCCCCATTGGCTTGTCTAGACCACCCGTACGACGCTCTAGCTTCTGGTACATTTGGCCTTTGTTAAAAGCGTTTTGCCATGGCTTTACCGACTTCGTTAAAACCTTGTCGATCTCATGTTCTGCCGCTTTAGTCCCAAACTGCTTGCCAAACGAACGGAGAGACTTTTCTAAGTTCTTAATACCGTTATTTTGAATCACTAACCTTACACTGCTCTTAGCCATGACTATATTAGTTTGTAGGTTAGATCAACACCTGTCGCAGATTCCGTGTTTTCAGAATGCGTTCCAGTGGTTGTATTTGGAGAGAAGTCTACATTAAAAGTAATTGATCCTCCTTTGTGGTCACTTAAAAGTGTTTGAGATTCTGCAAAAGAAATACCTGCTGGTCCCGACTCTGAAGCGACCTCAAAAGTGGCAGCAACGTCCTCGGTTGTTCCGTCCACCTTGGTCACAACGGCAGAGTTTATTACGCTTATCCTTAACCCACCAGTCGAATCCGTTACACGAACGTTTCCTGTTTTTGGCTTCTCCTTAGAAAAAGAAGTGAGTATGTCTTCTTGGCTGTTTGTGGAAACACGACCGCTCAACTGACCTCCCTGACGAAACGTCCTGGATGTGATGTCAGTAGGAAAAGAAAGAGAGTGGTTAGTAACCGTTACAGGGTGTCCGTACTCTGAGTAAACAGATCCGCCCGCTGTTCTAGTCACTGAGTTCTCACTGTCCCTAGAGTTTAAGGTGCTGAGGTAATTTGCAATAGGTCCAATCGGTGTTAACCTGTAGTAAAGAAATCCCTGAGTGTCTCCGTAAGGAGTGCTGTACTGAGCAGCATCCACATCAGACCAGTTGGCCGTGGTTGCTTTGTAGAACTTGTTCCCGTTTGTGTCCGTAGTAGCAGAAGCAGTCCCTGCACCGATCAATATGTCTGTACCTGTAAACAAGGACACTCCTCCCACCTCCACACGGGCATAGGGCGAGGCGTCGCTTGGGTACATGTTGTACCAGGCAGACGTGTAGCTTCTTATCTTTCCGTCAGCGGGAATAGCCAAGTCTCCTGCAACAGTGTACGGGAACCTTTCTTGCACGCTCGTTATGTTTGAGGACTCTTGGGAAGCAGCCCCGTCACCAATCGTGAGTGTAGCCGCAGATCCAAATACGTAGTTACCGCCTGACTGCTTAGGAAACGGAGCGTTCTCTATGACCTTAAAATCAGCAGACGTTCTGGTATGATCAGAGTCGTAAGCTGTTATGAATTCATAGTCCTCGTTCGGTAATCCGAAAAAAGTATCGTCGTCCCGGAGCTCGGCCCGAAGCTTCAGTACCTCGTGCCGCCCTTCATACTGTATAGAGTAGATCCGAAACTTACCTCCCTCAAAGTAGATGAGGTCCTCAAACTTAACACCCTTAAAGTACCTACAGCGAATCTCCGCTTTGATCTTACCTGTGCGCTGATCTTGGATCTGGTCCTCCGATGCTCCTGCTGATGGTGTACCTATGTACTTAAACTCAGCGCCTACGTCTTGCTTGACCAAAGACACTGTCTTGATCTTCTCCCCTCCGCTACTAACGGTCATTGATTCCCTGTAGAAGGAAATCTTATTCTTCATGCTGCCTGGAGTAAGTACCGCCATCAGTATCGTCTTACGGAACCCAGCAGCCGCTGGACACCCTCTTTGATTTCCGTGGTGATACCTCCTACATACTCAGCCTCCCGGTGCGAATCATAGTGCGCCACTAGCATAAGTGCTGCCTGGGTAAATTGCTTGGGAAGGTCTTTTACATTCTCTCCTCCCGATAGAGTAATCTTATACAGGTCGTAGTCCTGGTCCTCGTTGAGATCGTCGGGAGCCTCTGCTCCTGTGAAGTCAATCTGGATTGGGTACCCTGTATTTCTAACCTTTGCCTTAGCGTCTGTGTAGGCCACGTAGTTTCCTGACGTGTCCAGGTAGTCGATATCGTCTACGGTATACGATCCTGTGACGTTACGAAGTGTTTGGAATTCGTTTGCGTCAAAGCGATCCATATATACCGTCACGGTTGACAGCTTGGCGGCGTCTCCTGACTGGAGGGCATAGGTCGAGTCCTCGTGCAAAGCGGGCGTGCTAGAACAGAACACACGATTGGTCGTCGTGAGCATGTAGTCCATCGATGCTTCGAGGTATGAGTTGATCAAATCGTCAGCCTCCCCTTGCTCATAACGCAAGTGGCCACGAACAATGGACAAAGGAACTAGGTCTTCTGCGTAGTAATTCTGGGTGACGATTGTTTTCATTTCTTTGGTTTAAAAAAAGGGGACGACCGCAACAGCCGCCCCCCTTTCATTCGGTTATACGTTAATTAAGCTACAGCCTGCATGCCGTCGAAGCCATCAACGTTCAACGCTTTAACATCGCGATATACGTTCGCAATGATTCGAGTCACGCCGTGATCCGCGTCGCTGTAAGGGTCAATGATGAGGTTCAATCCACCCCAGGTTCCCGTTACGAGTTGCTCGATGTCGAACATGAAGAACTCACCAGTAGTTACTTGAGAAGAGATCATTGTCTCGTATCCCATAACCGAGCGATTGTCACGCGGAGAGTTGGCGAACAACATACCAGAACCAGCGTCGTGGCTCAAAGAACGCAAGGTGCGGAAAGCTCCAGCACCAGACAAACACTTGACGTTAGCCAAGTCTACGTCACGACCCAGCAGTCGAGACTCAAGGTCGAGTGGGTTTGGAGAGGTTGCTCCGCCTCCGTCGGAATAAGAATCCAAAGTGCCAGCAGATGCAGCGTGATCGTCCGCAGCGGCTGATACAGCAGCAATGATGTCAGCGTTGAACTTCTTAGCAATTGCATCACGGATGTCCTTTGCAAGGAAAGCACCCATGTCGTCAGCAGACTGAGCCAGCATCTGGTCGGTAACCTGCGTGTGAGCAGCGTAGCGAGTTGGAGACAAAGACACAGGAGAGAAGCTAGTCAGTGTAGACACTTTTTCAGCACCTTCCGCTGGCTTGTCAGCAGCAAGTGGGGACTGTTGTACCTGGAAAACAACATCTCCAGTCAACCCTGTCAGGTTTCGTGCTCCCATGCGAGCAGCCAAATCTACAGGCTTAAACGCTTCGATGATTCCGTTGTCAACCGTTCCGATTGTACCGCCGAAGGTTTGAGCTGTGTAGGAGCCGGATGCCCCGATGTTGCCTGTTCCCATGACAGGAGCGTCTGCACGCACAATAAACTGAGGGATGCAGATGCCGCCCGCTACGTTTACTTTTGCGTTTGAGAACTCATTACGAGCCTCTTGGTTCATCTCTGCTTCTAGGCCAGTCAATTTGCCCTGAGCAGCTTCCTTTACCATCTTGCCGAAGCTAAATTGCTTGGCAGTGCGGGCCTCTGAATCGCCGAGGCCCTGGACGAACGCAGGAGCGTTCTTCTTGTTTTCTTTTCCCATAGTGGAATTTTGTTTGTTTGATTTATTATTACGAGCCTCGGTTGGCTCCTTTTTTTCTGTGTTAAACGCCTGTGAATATGGATGCGGCAAAATTGCTGGATCTACTAATTCATCTACTCGCTCTTCTTCTTCGTCCTCTTCCTCTTCTTCTTCGCGCTCCTCGTCGTCCTCTTCCTCTTCTTCCTCCTCTTCGGATCGCATCTCCTCGTCCTCTTCCTCTTCTTCTTCCTTCTCTTCCTCGTCTTCTTCGTCCTCATCCTTTACGCCATCGTAATCGGAATCAACGCCAGGAGGTCGTGTCTCTGCTTTCTCTTCTTCCTCTTCTTCCTCGTCCATGTAGCCCTTCTCTTCCTCGTCCTCTTCTTCGAGTTTTCGAAGTTCAGCTTCTACACCTTCGTCGAGGAAAGCCTCCATCGATCGCAAAGCAACCTCTGTAGTTGGGTAAGCACCCTGAGTGGTGGGCGACACATCAAACAATGTTTCCACTTCGTTAATTACACGAAGGTTGACACCGTCCTCTCGGCTCTCCCACGAGTCGTCAGAGATTGTGAATCCGAAGCTAGAAGTAGACACGTTGCCCATACGGATGTTCTCCGCTAGGTCCTTCGCATAACTCTGACTTCCGAGTTCAAATCGGTACTTGAGACCCTTGTCATCGACTTCCAGTTCTAATCCGCGACCCACGCGGGCCAATGGCATATTCCAGTCGTGATTGAACAGAGCGACAGTGTTAGTCATGTCAGCACCGTCAAAAGCACCTCGTGCAATTCGCTCGGCAAACCTTCCGCCAATAACGGTCTCGTCTTCAAATCGAGCGGCATATCCCTCCACGACCACGTTCCCGTCCTTTTCAGAACGGATCTCAAAGTCGGAGTTCAGTGACCTCTTTTCTAAGTTTTCCATTATTGGTTATTTATTTAGATGATAATTTATGCCCCTTTGGAAAGAGGTCTGTGTCATGCTTTCCGCCTCGGAACTTCTCATTCTTTAAGGCGTAAAGATAGCTGTTTACTCTAGCAAAGGCCCACTGCTCAGGAGACTTGACGCTCGGCCTTACGCTGCCAGGGTTTGTCTTGTAGGCTCCGATTCCTCGGTTGTAAACTTTTTGCAAAGTAGCCTTGGTGGTTTTCTTGTAACTTGCGTCAACCCCTTCGTTGTGATCTTCTGCCTTCTTCTTGAGGGTGTCCGCTGCGGCTCGCTTTTCTTTTTCAGCCTTGTTGATCGTGCGTTCACACCAACCCTTCATGCTATCACCACCCCAGGCAGCGTACATGATTGATCCGCAAATATCCTTGCCTTTGTCGTTCGTGAACTTTCCTTGATCGTAAGTCTTAGCTCGTGACAAAAAAGAGAAGGTGCGCTTCACTGTAGACAGGGTAAGCTTTTGGCCTGAAGACAATTGCTTGGCTCTAGTCCAACCCACGCTGGTTCCACAGCTCGTGCCTTTCTCCTCCTTGTGTTTCAAGGCGGCTTTGGCGCGGTTTTTAGCGGCCTGTGGATATCCTCCGTAGGTCGCCATTATGCTAGGTCACTGATTACTGAGGCTGCGATAGCCGCCGTTAGTGCGGCAGCGTTTTGTGCGGCAGCGTATCCATAAGTGATCTGCCAGACGCCCTTTCCTACACGTTGTTGCCACGGAGAGGTATCTTCTGCCGCTGCGTCTTCTGCGGTGACTAAGTCTCCGACAACTCCAGTCAAAACCGTAATAGCAGCAGGGTCATAGAGTTTCATCGCCGTGGCCAACTCCTTCACCATAACGAGCTGTTCTGCCGCGTCTGGATCAGCAGTGCCCTGGAAATAAGCCTGATGAGTCGTGGATAATTGTATCTTAGTGCCATCGGTACCCACAGCGGCTGTGGATCCCTTCGTTCGCACGTTGTTTACTTCAAAGTAGTGTGTGGGCATGTTATTCGTTGTTTTCGTCTTCTTCTAGGTTCATTTTCGCCTGGTTATCAACCCCGTCAGAACCCTGTTCATCCCCTTTAGAAACCACAGCGCTAGCGTAGTCAGACATAGAAGAAAGCGGTATTTGATTAAGTTGTATATGGTGGTTGTCACCGCCTTGAACCGGAGCCAAACCTTCCTTAGACCTGACTTCATTGATCGATAGGACTCCATCAGATAAGAGGGAGTGATAGTAGCTGGACCGGGAAGTGGAGTCTGCCCGCAGCATGGAGTCGATGTCGAACCGACAGGAAAGGCTGTTGTCTTTTCGTAGCACTTTCCGTTCGATTTCAAGTTCGATTCGGCGCACCCACGGCAGGATTGTCCCCTGGAAGAATTGTAGTGTTTGCTGTTCATAGTTGTCGTAAGATGAGTTGCCTTCCATGCCGATGATGGCTGGAGGGACTTGGAAGAACCTTGCGATCTCTTCCGCTGTGTGCTTCTTGACTTCTACAAACTGTAGTTGCTCCAAAGGCACAGAGAGCGGTTGGTAAGCAAAGCCACCCCCCAAGATAGCGACCTTGTGGGCATTCTTCTTACCCATAAACTCCTGCTTCCAACGCTCACTGGCCTCCCTCATCTGCTCAATTGTAAGCGGCTCCTTCGTTGTGAGGATACCGCCGAGCATCCCGCCGTTCTCAAAGAACGTGCTGCCGAAATTCTGGATCGACTTGGCGGTGTTGAGGTTTTGGATCTGTATGTTAGTTGGGTTCTTGCCCCTAAAAGCCTTGACCTCCAGGATTTGTTCCTGTGGGATTGGGCTAGGCGAACCTGTGTATGTGTACCAGCGGCTGCCGTCAGGCTCTACCTTAGACTGAACCTCCGTAGCAGGAAGCCAGTAGATCTCATCGTCGAGAAGCAAGGCTGTACCAATGCCGTAGAGCAGCGCGTCGCTGACAATCATCTGCCAGAACTCATACGCACCCATCATAGGGTTTGGTTCGACGGCCATCATGCGGCTTACCGGGTGAGACGGCATCGGACGGCGAATACCGTCTTTGTCTACCTTCTCTACCGTAACGGCCATAGACGCAATCGTGTCTGAGATTTTGCTTACGCAAGCGTAGACAGCAGAGAGGGTTAGTGTGTCAGCTCCAGAGTTTAGCGTGGTGTCACTAACAATAGTGCTCAACCACCCCGTGTGGGCCTGAGTAGGAAAGACAGGAGCGGCAGCTCGCTCTTCCTTGTTCAGTCCTAAAATACGTTGAAAGAGGTTGCGTTCCCTGGCCATTGGCGCGAATATACTACAGAGGTAGTGGTACTAGAAGAATTTTTAGACTACATTCCTACAACCGACATAAAGAACTCGAAGTCTGGCGCGACTTCCTCCTCCTCAAAGGTGAGCATTTCGCCAATAGCCATGATCGCTGATACAACTCCGTCGATCTTGTCTCCTGACTTTGACTTGTCTACTTTTATGTTTCCGCTAGGATCTAGCTTTAGAAATACGTTACCCATCATCCAACGTAAAACCTCATCGCCACCGTGATGAAGCTTGCCTTCCAGTGCTAGTTTCTCGTAAAACTTTGAAGGAAATGACATAGAAGCATATCCCTGACCAAAAGGGTCGCAAGGGACACCGTCACCATCTAAGTCTCTAATCAAACTCAGGGAGTTCCATCGGTCATAAGCCACGCCTTTTATGTTATACTTTTCTGAAAGGTTGTCTGGATCATACTGAACCTTCCCGTCCATTACATAGTGACCACTCAACATGCGTCTTATGACATTATAGTCAGTGACATTGCCTTTTGTTACAAAAACATTATCGTAAGTCTCTATGTTGGCATATATATGAGCCTCGTCCTTCTCTAGCCTGCGTTGCACGGCTCTTTCTGGTAAGAAGTAGTAGTTGTGGATTTGTATTCCTTTATCGACGTCCCCAACCGCGACGGTGAAGGATGTGATGTCATCCGTGGCTGCCAAGTCAAGCCCCAGGTATGCGTCTACTTTTTCCGAAGACGTGTCTATAGGCATGAGTAAGTTGGACTCACACATCCACAAGTCGTCCTCAATCCATATATCCTGAGCTCCTACGAACAAATTGCAGTGTTTGACCATGAACTCCGTGATGGTCCTGCCGCCATACAGCTTGGCGTTGTTGCACTGTTTCTGTAGGTAGTCCATACTGATAGAAGCTCCTAGTCCTGGGTTTGCTTTCTTCCAGGCTTCGGGATCGTCCCACTCGTCTCCGTCGTCTTTGTCTATCTCATAGCATAGAAAAAGCAGGTTGTCGTTTATTACGGAGCCGTCAAGTACCTTTTTACCACCTTTCACGAACTCGGTTGCCACTCCGTCCAGCACAAACCCGGCAGTCGAGATGGCCAGCATAAGGGGAGACTTACGAGATCCCATAGACGAAGCGAGTACCCGGTACAACTCTCCGTCCTTCATTGCGTGCATCTCGTCAACACACCCTATGTTTAAGCTTAAACCGTCCAATGTGTTTGCGTCAGACGATAATGGCTTTATTATGCAGTCTTTTGGGCCATGGATCTCTTGCCTATTGGCCGTAAACCTCTTAGCAAGTGCGGGTGACTTTTTTACGCACCTCCTAATCTCATCGAACACCTCCTTGGCCTGATCTCTCTTTGTGGCCGCTGTAACAAACTGACCCGCTCCGTCGTCATCGAGAACGGACATAGCAAGTATTATAGCTGCGGCGAGCTGAGACTTGCCAGATTTACGAGCAACAAAGAAGTGTGCGGTAGTAAACCTACGTTTTCTATCGTCATCCTTGTGAACCCAACCAAATAACTGGCCTATAAAGGCTACTTGCCAATCGGACAGTATGAAAGGTCTTCCAGACCATTCGCCGCGAGTGTGCAGACAAACCGTCTCTATAAACGCAATATACCTAGAAGCAGTCTCCACGTCAAATACCCAGGGAAAATCATCGTCTCCAACTCTTTCTAGGTCATTTGTAAACCTTTCGTAAGCTTTTACCACGTATTTTCCCGCAACAACAGACCCGTCGAGTATTCCCTCGACGTAATCCCACATTCTATTAAGTCTTTGTGTGTTAGACAAGGTTATCTATTTCGTCACCTTCAGCACGCTTACTATTAGCCGAGGCTGCGTTTACAGCAGCGCCCATCATGCGAGCACGATCCATTGGCGACAACCCTAACTTTGCAGAAAGCTTTCCAACCTCTCCCTGAACTTTAGACAAGGCGGTCATTTTTCCGCTAACATTCGACGATCCGTTGTCATAAACCTGCACTATATCGTCTATGGTCTGTATTTCTCTAGAAATCATCACGAACATAGACAGGTTCTTTGCAAGCATTGTTATTGTAACAACATCAACACTCTCTAGCAATCCAGTCTCGTCAAGGTAGTCCAACACCATGGTGAACATACGCTCTCCCTCATGGTCTAGATTCACGATCGGCTTCAGGTCCTGGTGCTTCTTGGCGTCAGACTTTAAGATTTTCTTTACCTCATCCTTTGCGGGCGTCGTGGACTCCCTCATTTTCTGCAAAAGAGTGCTCTTGTTAGCCATTACGCTTCAATCGCTCTGATCAGAACGTTGCTTTCATAACCATCCTCGTCGTAATACTCTAGAAACAAATCCAGGTTCTTCAAATGGTAGGTGGTTGTAACACCATCCTCTACAAGGTCGTAAAGAGGGCTATTTTGTACCGCTAAAAAAATAGTGTCTGCCACATTAGCTGCTTCTGTGTAGCTGTTAGAGTAGCAGTAAACAGATATCTCAAACGTTCCGAAGTCCCTACTGTTCAGTTCGTTTGTGTCAAAGCTGTTTTGCTGAATGATAACTTCAGGATTTTGCTCTGCCTGGAACCTGGTGCCGATTGATGCCTTGATGTGCGAGGTCGCTGAACTTGCATCCAACGTGCTCCTTACCACTTCATACACCGATTTGTGAGCCTTTCTTAAACTCATGCTTTAAAATTTTTTTATTCTAACCCGCTTCTTTTTGGCCATCTCCTCACATTGTTCTTTATACCATTCGTACATCTTCCTGAGTTCAGGCATGCCAAATTTCTTTAGTTGTTTGGCGCGGAGCATTACTTCCGAAGATACGCCTGGCTGCTCCTTGTCCAGGGCCTGGCCAAATATCCATTGTTCGCCCTGGGAGTAGAGGTTGCAAGATATGCACTGGGTTCTAATATTCCACTCATGATCCCATCTCGTATTCATGTACCTTCGACTAGCGAAGTGCCCTGCCTGTAGTTTAGACACGTGATCCTCCTTGCCACATGTGTAGCAACGTGCGATACCGTCCTCGTCAGCCGAGCTCCAACGAACATACTTACTGCACCACTCGTCCACCTTCTTCTTCATCTGAGCGTGCGTGTACTTCTTCTCGGCTCTCGGCTTTCCTTTTGCTTTCTTCTTCAATAGTTTGCTGGATTTGGAGTCTGCGTGATTACTCTGCTTTCTCTTCATTAAACAAGACCTTCCTGTATGATCATGTACACCACTCTCTCATCATCGGTCTCGACTGAGATGTCCATCTTTGAGTCGACACCTTCGATCACCTCGATGTGACACTCATACTCTTCAGCCATGTCACAAAGGTAGCTCTTAAAACTATCCTTCTCAACCTCAGTCCAACCCATACTGTTTATCAGAACCTTCTTCATTTCCATAAAGTTTCTTTCTCATGTATTTAACGCAACTGTCAAAGTCATCGAACCTAACACCGTTGGCTTCATAGGATGCTCTCCTGGCATTGCAACTCCTACAACTGCCCACAATGTTACTTTGGTCGTAGCCAGAAATGCCCTCTCCATCACATCTGTTCAGCGGAACAACATGATCAGCTTCGTTCGCTTCCGTCACCTTACCCAGATGTAGACACCATTGGCATATAGCGTCCCTATTGAGCACCGCTTCTCGCGTAGACCTCCATTGAGATGTCTTGTAAAACCCGTTGCTGGCCACACCCTCAAACGGACGCACAAGGTTTCCACCCTCAAGTTTCCTTCGATTCCTACCCTGCTTTTTCGCAAGCCATGGTTTGGGACGTGCCTTTCGTTTTAAGTCCATGAATCAAAGGTAGGGTGACGAGGGTGACTTTATTTTCAAAACTTTTTCCTATTGCTAAAATCGGCTTAGATATACTTTTAATTATTTTATGTCACCTTCTCACCCTAAAGGGTTGTAACCCCTGAGTTCATTGGCGCTACCCTGGGTGAGTTTTTGGGTGAGTTGTGTCTTTTTTGATCACCCTGAAGCCTCTATGTCACCCCCCCCGTACCTCTAAATGGGTGACGAAATCCTGACGAAAGTGAGATTAGGGTGACTTTAACTCCCCCCTCCTCGTATTGAAACGCGTTTAAAGAAAGCCCGCCCGCCGACGGTCCCCGTTCACTGCCATATCGTGTCCAAAGTACACCTACCCTTCGTCGACAATTATAGCGTGTTCGTCGATGATAATGTGTTGTTCGTCGATTCGTCGATGATTATATGTCTTTCGTCGACGATTATAGGCTATTCATCGAAATCCCAACATCGTGTCCATTGTACACGTTTCAATTTAGTGAATGCTGAAATGTTAAAATATGTTAACGCCGTCGAACGTGTTGCTTTTTTACGTATACGCGAGCACTGGTTTATATGTTGATAACTTTGTTAATAACTCTCGCAAAATAGGCTGGTTTTCGCTTGGAATTGCAAGGAATCCGACAGAGCCGTTTTTTAGCCGTTTTAAGCGACTTTGGGTGCATTGTGGGGGTGCACTACCTGTTTTGATTTTTTCGACGTTTTCGGTCTGAGCGTCGATGAACGTACAATTTTCTTCGATTAACGGATTTTTGGTGTTATAATGTTAAAATATGTTAAAACGTACATATCATACGAAAAATAGTTGCCTTTTTGTTTGGATTTGTCAACTTATTGTTTTATACGCGTGCGGGCGGGCGTCGCGCGTTCCTAGTATATATATATAGCTAATCCATTGATTATCAGTGAGTTAGGCGGATATATTATATATCGCCCTCGTAACTTGCTGGTTATCAGTGCTTTAAAAAAAAGTTGAAATTTAGATTGATTCTAAATAAGGGCTAACTGCCTGTGAATCAGTGAGTTATCGACGAATCGCCTGATAATGTCGATGAACCATAACTGCCTGTGAATCAGTGAGTTACGTGATTTGTCTAAAATTTTCGTCGAAGATTATACTACATTCGTCGAGGTTTTTATGCTATTCGTCTAATAGTTTGCATCAAATTTGGAAAGAAAAGGCATTCGGTCGCATCTTTGGGGTATCAATAACGACAGCGCCACCAGCCATGGTGGGACACCCCCTAACGAGGGGGGGAAGGCGAATTATATACTGACGACATCTCAATAGCCGATTGGCTCAATGGGAAAGGTATGCACTAGCGCGTACGGGACAGAAAAGTCTATGATGGGAATTCCGTGGAATTTCACTACTGGGCGAACTATGTCGTGTATAGGGTAATTACTGGAACCGGAGAGACGACCACGGCGACTTTCGAACTATTGGGTGAGTTATGTCCGGTCGAGTCTCAGGAGACCACCGGATTCCTCCACAAATTTGTGAATGGCTTCCCTACAAGAGTTAGGTAGGGGATCGTGCGCCATGACATCGAGCGACAACACAACATTCACACTTAAGGTGGGCAGGGGATAAAATTAATGCATCGATGAGATGCCCTTACTATGACGGGAAACGTGAGCCATACGATGGCGCAGATACGAGCGAGACGTATCGTTTCCGCTAAAATCAACAAGGGTGAATTACGCCCAAGAACCAAGAACCAAGAAACAAAATCAAGAATCATGCAAGACGTTTTAACATCCTTAATCCTGTTCTCAACCTTCGGCATCGTTGTCGCTCTTTGGGAATTAGTAGAATACGCAATCAAATCAATCTTCAAATCCAAGAAATAATGAAGTACAATTACAAGCCGGACGCTCAAATGCAAGAACTCAACAAGCGGCTCGCCACCTGTGGTGGATTCGAGCGAAGACTCATCGAAGCATTCTTCGAGGCAGACGGAAGCAACGCCGAACGACTCGAAAAAGCCTTCAAAGGTACATGGTACGACCTAACCAAAGATGACAACGGACAAGACCTCAAAGCATAACACCCAAGAACTCATGAACAAATACCCAAACGGATACCTACCAAAGGTTGTATATCATTGGAAGAAAGGAAACAACGAACGTGCAAAATCGTTCCTAGACTCTCACGTCGAAAGGTACGGACTATTGACAAAGGAAGACCTTGACTATATAAACCAAGAACTCAAAAAATAGAACTCATGGCGTTATCAGACGTAACCAAGAATCCAAAAGCGTGTGCCGCCATGCGGTCATGTATGCGCTATTGGTACAAGACAGCAACTCCCGAAGAAATACGACAGGGACTAAAATGGTATCTAGAAGCAAATCAAATCTGCAAGACTATCTCAGGAATGTTCGAGCAGAGATTCACAACGCTGACGACAGCAGGTTCAATGAGTGCTCTAAGTCCACAAAACAAGTGGGATCAAAACATAAAGGATACAATCACCTTGCTCAAGGCTGTTGATGAAGGCAGACCGATGGACTCAATCAAGGTCTGCACTTACGACGCCAACAAGCATAAGTCAGCAGAGATTGCAAGAGGCAACGAGAAGATACTAACCAAGTCACCCAAGACCTACGCCTTCGCCAAGAACGTCGGAGAACTTGACGAAAACTTCGTGACCATCGACATCTGGCACTTACGAGCCTGTCAGACACGGAGCCACAAACGCAAAGAGTTAAGAACCTCAGTTACACCACTACAATACAAAGTCATCCAAGAAGAAACGCTCAAGGTCGCCAAAGAGTTTGGCATCAAGGGCTACGAATTCCAAGCCATCGTTTGGGTAGCAATCCGCAACCGATGGAATAACCAATAAACCAAGAAACATGTCAAAGATGAAAGAACGACAAATCACAATCAAGCAAGCGGCTCAAGAGTTAACGCTTCAAGGATTCAAGCCTGTGGTATCAGGATTCGATATCACCCTTCGGGTATGGAACGAAGACCGAAGCGGTGCATACGGAATCCAAATGTCACCACCTCACATCGAGTGGCTTGCGAGTCTATACAGCAAGCGACTAACCGATGCGAACCAAGCAATGAAAACACAATACGGAATCAACGACTAGAAACCATGAGCGACAAGAACTTCACCCTCAAGAAACCACGTAAGTTTTACATCATAAAAGTAGAGAGCACCCTCGGAAGCAGAGTGTTTTACATAACAAAGCTCAAGCTTTACTACGGAGACTTCTACTTCCAAGTGGGGCAATTCATTCAGAAAGCACACATCAAATCAATCAAGTACATCGGAACATACTTAATCAAAGACCATTTTGGCAAAGACCGCGAAGAGATATTCGAAAACTCCAAGCGAGTCTTCCCTCAAGACCTTATCGAAGCATTCAATAACGACAAATAGAAATCATGACAGGAACAATAAAATTCGAACTCGACTTCGAAGTAGACAACGATTGGCAAGACGCTGACGAAACAATCCAACACATCAAGAACATCGTCCGCGATCAACTGATGCAGATGGATTACAAGAACAAGCTAGGAGCGGGAGTGTCCTTTGACGGACTATACGAAGACTGGTACGACTTGACCTTCAAGACCTCTCAAGACCGATACGAAGACCACCTAATGAATACAAACCCAAAAGTGTAAGACCATGTTACAAGAAGCATTAGACTTAATAAACGTAAAGATGTTGAGGTCTTTAGACTATGGAGAAGAGCGTAGGTTGACACCTCGTTACACTTTATATCATTACTCAAGCGATGACGTAATCGTAGTGAACATAGACACCGACGAAGATTGGGAAGAGCTTGTTCAAGTTCTATGGAATCATGATACCGACGAAGATTCGAGTATCATCTACGAAGTAGTAGAGCGTGATTTGTACAATCAAGAAATGAAAAAATAATTAATAACTATAAACCCCAAGACAATGTACAAAGTAAGATTCCACCTCGCACAAGGCGAGAACTTCATGAAGTGGCAAGTCAAGCTTGTTGACTCCAAAGAAGTGCAGTACTACGACCCCGAAGAAGTGACGCTACTGATGAGCAAGTGCAAACTCAGGAACCAAGCCTCGACAGCCAAGAAGATCAACGAAGGAGCAAACAAGACGGTCTGTGCATGGATTGACTGCGAGAACGTAAGAGTACTCGACAGGAAGATACCTCAGACCCACATCGACGACTTCGTTCGCTTCAACCCAAGAATCAAACCCTATTGGATGGGGCGCAACGAGAGCGACAACCTTGACAACCAAGAGATAGAGACCCTATGGACAGACGGACGTAACATTTTAACAACTGATATTTGCGAGTAAGAACAAAGAACACTAACATTGTAAAAACAAAGAACACATGACAAAGAAAGAATTGATTGACCTGATGTCGGAATACCCCGATGATGCACTCGTAGTAATCGAGGTTCATGACACCACGCTCTACGAAGACCTCTATGACTTTACCTTCGACGGAGTATCATGGAAACGCTTTGACTTCAAAGCCAATACAGAGCAACAAATGCACGAACTGCGCTTATGCGCCATAAACCACAGCGAGAAATGACGAACGAACAAAAACATCAAGCAGAAGAAGCTATGCAAAACAGCATCTCTGTAAGCGCAATTGAGTACGAAGCATCGAACGCTTGCTTCTCCGCCTTTGAATCAGAGTTCACAGCGGCTATGGCTGACGTAGAAAGCGAAGAAGAGCGAGAGTACCTGTACTCAAGAATGAGCGACATCAGAACAGAAATCTTTAAACTACTAAACATCTGAACCATGAAGAATATACGGAGATTACTAAAACACGTAGAGGAAGGCGAATATTGGGGCGAACTAGGAGAAGATGCGGCTCGTGACCTTGACGAAATATCAGAACGAATGTATGCGCTAGAAAGTATGTGCAACATCCTGAACAAGTGCGGGTTTCAAATCGATGGCTCATCCCAAGACACTGAATACGTGTTATGGGCAGAAAAGCTTATCAATGAAGCAGTAGAACAATACAATACAAACAAACGATGAACGAGGAATACAACTGCGAGTTTTGCGATAAGCAAATGACTGAGGAAGACCACGACTTCTGCGATATATGTGGCGATTGCCTAGAAGAAAATGAACAAGAAGTAGAAGATGATATCGTTCTTCTCGTCAGCCACACTACCAAATGAATAAAAAATACCACATGAAAAAAGAAATCATTAACCGCCTCGAATACGTAGAGGAAACATATGCAGGTGAACTAGAGACGTGGCGCGATCCCGTAACAGGAAACTACTACCACGTACCCATCGAAATCAAACGTCGTTGGGATGATTCAGAAGTGATTGGAAACGACAAAGGAAATGGAGACAATGACTAACGAAGAACTACAAGACCTATACGGACTAGAATGGATTGATTACATAGAATACCTAGAACAATGAACAACATAAACAAAGCATACCCCATATTCCTGATTTCTCAGCTAATCGAAGCGGCTACTACGCTGTTCGATGACCTCTCATACGACGAGATATGGGATGCCTCCTTCATACACCACGCTGTATTCGAGCAATCAGAATGGTGCAAGGGAGAGCAGACAGAGTACATGGAGATTGAAGAGTATCTCCAAAACGAATTAAAAACAGAATTACGATGATGACAGATAAACGAACTATGAACAACATAAACAAAGACGGCATCTACATTGGCACTGAAGTGCAGTGGGGCGTGGAGGACGTGACACGAATTCTTTTTGAGCAGGGTAAATACGCCTCAAACAGAGAAGACCTTGAGCGAATACTGAAGGCATCCTTTCAGGACAACGAGATGGTGATGAATGCAATCCACGAAGCCATCGTAATAACAATTGACTACATGCTCGACGAGGGCGAACTTAAACTAAACGACAATGAGTGAAGCAAAAATAATTGATGACTACTACGAAGCGTTAAACGTCCCTATGGAGCTGGTGTCAAGAAGGCACGAGCACCTACAACCAAGAGTCGCTCTCATGGTTGCTATGTCAAGATACAGGACAGACACAAGGCTTGGCGACTTGTTTGGTCTTGACCGATCAAGCGTCAACCACCACAGGAACAACCACAAGAACAACACAGAAACGTGGGGAGGATACAAAAATCACTACGACCTAGCATGCAGTATCATTAATCAAAACCTAAAACGAAGAATATGACTAAGCTACAAACCATTATGAAGAATGCGTACCCTTCAGAAAAAGAGAGGGACAAGGTTCTTCTGCTGACTGACGACTTGACAAACGAGCTGATGGACAGGTTGATAAGAATTCATCTAAAAGATGGACTTGAATCAGACCAAGATGACGCTGCATACGAATTCGTGTGGGAACAAGTGTCTTGTTTTGTTTGGTCAATGCGTGACGACTTTAATTGGGAGTCTTTTGGTAAATAAAAACTGAAACAAATAACATGAGCAGAAAGCAAAACAAAAACTCCAAGGAGACAACGGTTAGCGTAGTCTCTTCGGGCGCAAGACAGCTTGGTAGATACCTATCACCAAGAGCGTTAAGACGAAAAGAACAAAGAGAGAACAACAAAAACACAGAACAATGAAACTAACAGAACGACAACTACTCCATGCCATTGACATAGCCAAGATCCATGTCAAGCGTGGCGATGCACACCAAGACGAGGTAGATTACCTGGAGGCTATGCATGAGAAACATTATGGAAAGTTTGGATTGCAGAATATCAAGAACTACATTGCCCCAAATCATTCATTCCTAACCCATGGTAATTGAAAAAGAAGTCCTAGACAGCGTGTACTTTATGTCAAGAATGTTTGGCTTAAAAGTACCTCATCTAAAAACAGTATACAACCAATCTAAAAAGTATGAAAGCAGAAATACAGGGAGTTACAATCGAGACAAACAATGATGCTGAAGATATTTTAACAATCGTTGTGAGCAAGAATGACGTGACCCATTCAGTAATTAACGTACCTTTGGACAAACCCCAAGACAATGAAGTATGAAATAACAGAAGCCCAGGAGCAGTCAATCAGCATCATCAAGGATGACCATGCTCTTGCTAATCC